TACCCGTTCTTTAACGACGAAGGTAAAATGATTGCTTTCTCACGTGAGTATAAAAAGAAGCTCATGGATGATTCGGAGGTCACCTGCTTTATGACTATCACGGACAAAATGGTTTATCAATGGGATTTGTCTAAAGGGTATGAAGAAAGAACGCCTTTTGCTCATGGATTCCCAAAACTACCGGTTCTCTATGCTTATCGTCCTGAACCTTATTGCAAGAAGATAAAGACTTTTCGGGTCCGGTTGGAGAAACTATTATCCAATTATGCTGATTGTATAGACTACCATTTTTTCCCACTGCTGAAGCTAATTGGAGATGTAGAGGGTTTCATGGGTAAGGTTAAGGATAGAATGGTCAAACTTACAGGTGAAGGTGCGGATGCCCAGTATCTAACGTGGAATCAGGCAAATGATACCGTAAAATTTGAGGTAGAAACCCTCTTTGAGAAAGCATATTCTATGACGAATACACCACAAATCAGTTTTGAAAAGTTGAGCGGTGCTGGAAATGCCTTGTCCGGAGTGGCTTTCGATTACGTGTTTCTTTCGACACATTTGCAAGTTCAAAATCATGCCGAGGTGATAGGTGAGTTCTTGCAAAGGCGTGTGAACTTCATAGTCTCTGCTTTAGGCTCTATAAATCCATCTGAATTTAACAAAGCATCTGAAACGATAGATATTAGTACAGAAGTTGTTCCGTATCGCCTTGACAATTTAGAAGATAAAGTCAATGTAGCTGTAAAAGCTGTATCGGGTGGTGTATGGTCGCAACGACATGGAGTAATGTTCGCTGGAAATATTGACCGCATCGAAGAAGAAATCGCAGAGATAAAAGAAGAACAAGAAGAAAAAAGAAACGCTGAAATGCAGAAACAAAGCATAAAGAAAGGGGAGTGAAATCACTCCTCTTTGTATCTCCATTGATAGCCCTTGTGCTTCTTTATTTTCCCATTACAGCACATTGAAATGCCCGAATGGTGCGCACCAGTTGCGCGTGTCGCTTCATTCAAACTATCAAATGAATTTATAATTTTGCCGTCTTTTAATTGTAGAACAGCTCGTGAATTATGGTGGTTTTTGCCAGTCTTTTGCTTTCTACCAAGAACCCTATATGCGTGTAGTAAGTTTTCACCATCAGTAACCCATTCAAGATTAGTAACGCAATTATTGGTTTTATCACCGTCTATGTGGTTTACTTGTGGTAGGTTTTGCGGATTAGGTATAAAAGCATTTGCGACCAAGCGATGAACTTTAAATATGCGCTTTCTGCACCATACATTCAAATACCCCTTTTTGCTTTTTATGGGTATTAAAATGCGTCCATCTCTAAACCAATATCCTTTACCGTTCCAGCATTTCTTTGGCAAGGATTTTACCCTACCTAAATTTGATACTTGATAATCGTCTTCGTACCCTTCAATGTCTTTCCAAATTTCGTCCATACTTATTTCATTTAAGAGTGAATAATAAAGGCAGCCTTTAAAGTCGTGCAAAGACTGCCTTTGGATAATCGTGTTAAGAACTACACTGCAAGCATATCAATACACGCAGCATGGTGATTCACGCCCCTATAATGCTGAGAAAACTCTCTAAATTGGTCTAACAACCCCATCTGTATGATAAAAGAATATAATTCATTCTTAGCTTCTTTCTCAATATCAAACCGCTTTTGTACTTCACTTAAAAAGTCGCTGAATACTGGTATTGAATGTGTATTTGAGCATTCAATCTCAACTGTTGCCATACTTTTCTTTTTCATTGTCATGCGATTTTAATAAGGTTACACTTCTTGAAACATCTGTATTCTTCTTTCTCTGTGTCCCAATACACTTGCAGATTATCATTCGGCTTTCTGCCAGTACCTTTCGTTTCACCGATAAGATTCTCTTTGAGAGTACCAAAGGCTTGACGTAACGTGCCGTCTGTCTTTTTGAAGTAGAACTCTACTATCTTTACTTTCAAAGCCGCTTTCAGCTTCAAATTAGCCCATGCGCATTTTAACGCTTCACTCATTGAATAACCGTTCTTGCGAACAAACTGCCATGCTAAACTCATTACCTCTTTCATCTGACTTTTAAATTTTGTGCTCATACTCTTATATGTTTTAAATTATACTTTTAGTTATCATTTTGATATTGCAAAGCAAACTATAAGTATTCAATTGGCAAAATATAGATAGTTAATAAACTATAAAAAGAATACTTTTAGTTGTCTTATTTAGCTAATATGAAAACTTTGAGTAACTTTGCCATAAATAATGGGAGTAAACTAAATATATACATATATGAGATTTAGAATTTTAGAACTATGTAAAGAGGCAGGAATCAATCAAACTGAACTCGCTGAAAAAATAGGCTTGTCACGAGTTGGGCTATCAAAAGCAATTAATGGCAACCCCACTATTGGTACATTGGAAAAAATCGCCGATGCTTTGGGTGTCCCAGTAACTGAACTATTTGAAAAGTCAAACACTGGAGATATAGTAGGCTTCGTAAAGGTAGGCGATATCGTACATGAGGTGAAGTCTGCGGAAGATGTGAAGAATTTAGCAAGTAATTTAAAAGTGCAATAATATGAAAGTACAATGTGGAAAATATGAATTATTAGATTCTATTTTTGTTACGCAAGTTGAAGGAAAACCTATAGATATCACTTTAGAAGATCCAAGTGATAAGGATTTATATATTTCCTTTGCTTTTGAAACCAATAAAGATGAAAAGGAGGGCTTGTTGAAATTTAATATTGAATCTGGCGTAAAGCTACAAATTAAGTTGATAAATTTTATAGGTTCTTTTGGTGGAGGAAATAGTGAAGCTATATTTATTGGTAACTTTAGAAAAAAACAATTATTTTTGAATTATAGAGTTTTTGATTTGTTGGGCTGTGAAAACAAAAGTTTATTAATTAATTTCTATTTGTTAGAAATGGAGGAACAAAATGGAAAATAAGTTTTTACCCCAAGAAAATGGATTTATTTCTAATGTCTGTTCTAATACAAAATCAGATGTAATAATTATCACCGAAGATAAATTAAGGTTGATATTTGGCAAGTTTGTAAATAGAATAAAGAAAACTAGAGATTGGATTAGCTATGCTGGTATATCTGTAACAATTTTATTAAGTCTATTAACTTGCAATTTCGATAAAGACTTTTTAGGGGTATCACATGATATTTGGTATGCTGTTTTTGTATTTGGTTTTATTTCGTCTGCCATAATGCTAATTGTTTCAGTGATAAATTGTTTGCGATCACGTAACTTAACAGATAAAATGATAATTGAAATCAAAAACGAAAAGGCTGATTGATGATTTGAATGATAAGGTGACTACTGCCGTTTCCGCTGTCAGTGGTGGCATCTGGTCAACGCGTGAGGGAATCATGTTTGCCGGAAATGCTGATAGGGTAGAAGAGGAACTTGCAGAAATCAAAGAGGAACAAGCAGCAAAGAATAACAATGCAGCGTCTCCTAACTCCAAAGGATAATTCATTACTTCATGTTCTTATCGTACTATTGAGCGGAGCTAATTTAGTTCCGCTTTTTTATTGCTAAATTCTATATTATAGAATATATTTCTTGGGAAAATTTTATAATTCAAAATTAATTCATATTTTTGCATCAAATAAATGAGATATGAGAATTGTATCACATAAAAAATTGAAAGAGTTCTACGAGACGAAAGGCTATGAAGATTCACGCATAGCTTTAGAACGTTGGTATGATATAGCGGAAAAAGCTGAATGGAAGAACCTATCAGACATTAAAGTGGATTTTCTTTCAGTTGATTATGTAGGTAACCAACACTATGTATTCAATATCAGAGGCAACAACTATCGGTTGGTTGTCGTTGTTAAGTTTACAATTGGGTATGTCTTCATTCGCTGGGTTGGTACTCATAAAGATTACGATAAGATAGATTGTTCAACCATTTAAGAGATAGAAGTATGAATAAAGTAACGAAAGAACAGTATGAATTTGCTTTGGCGAGAGTGGAGGAACTTCTGCCATTGGTTGATGACAATACGCCTTCAAATGATAAGAATGCGGTGGAGCTTACAGTTATGTCCGATATTGTGATAGCATACGAAAAAGAACATTATCCGATAGAAAAACCGACTGTTGCGGAATTGATAGAGCTATCCCTTGAAGAGAAAGGGATGAGTCAAAAGCAACTTGCTGGTGAGATTGGAATAAGTCCATCGCGTGTGAATGACTATATCTCCGGACGTTCGGAACCGACCCTCAAAATTGCGAGGTTGCTATGTCGAGTGCTGAATATACCTCCGGCCGCAATGTTGGGATTCTAATCCAAAATACAAATATGAAAAAGAGAAAGAAAATAGTATTACTACTAGGTGCAGGTTTTCCTGTAGCATGGGGAGCTCCATTTTCCAAAGATATTCTTGATAGAATAATTGAAGATAAAGAATATATGTATGATAGTAATACAACTTGGGGTAAATTTATATTTGATACATTAAAATCTTTTTATGAAGAGGAGGACGGAGTCACTGTTAATTTCGAGACAGTGATTGCTGCATCGGAATCTATAATGAATTATGTTATAGCGTCAACCAATGAAAACAGGAATTCGTATAATACGTCATTTACTCCTGCTGTTAATGTCCTAATAGACTCCATCCAGCAAAAACTAAATGAGATATCTGATAAATTAGAGAAAAGGAGGCATTTTTATTCTATATACAAACATTTTGTGGATATTGTTATTCAACTCATTAAGGGATATGATGAAAAAGCTTGTGCTGCTGAGTATAAACTACTAAATGAAAGATTGAACGAATTTATTGAATCTTTATTGAACAAGAAATATTCAGTAAAAATATATACCACAAATTATGACGCTATGATACCTCAGATTCTTTCAAAGCGTAAAATATATATGGGGGAACATTTGTTATCTGATTATAGTATTGTTTATAAAGCTGATTATTTAAGAAATAAAGACTCTCATTTAAGTTACTTTTACCTACATGGCTCTATCTATTGGACTTTTAAATTTGTAGAGAATAAATATAGAGTTGTAAAATCTACGATAACTGGAGAGGTGCAATCCTTAACTGCTCAAGGCGGAAATCCGAGTGAGAATTTAATTTTTAGCCCGATAATTGTTGGGTATACTAAGACTCAAAGAAGTCTAATGAATCCTTTTAATATCGGATTTACTAATTTTGCAAATGATTGTAATGATTGCAATAAGTTGCTAACAATAGGGTATTCGTTTTCTGATCCACATATTAATTCTATAATTCAAACTAATGTAGACTTTAATAAAGTTCGGCTTGCATATATAGGATTCGTTGAAAGGTTTGAAGGTTCTTCAGAGTATACGAAAATAGATTACTTCATAAGAAGATTGTATAAAAAAAACGAGGATGAAAGTTGGTTCAACTCAATTAATAATAATTTTGTTGCATATAAAAAAGGGTTTTCTAATTTTATAGAGAATAGAGATAATTGGACTAAGATTTAAAGATTGCTAGCATAAAAAAGGCGTGATTCACTCAGTTTCACGCCTTTTTTATACTCATTTCCCACAATCACCTGATTGTGGTTTTCTACCACTCCAATTATTCCCCTTTCATTCACTTACTGACTACTTTATATACCGTATTTACGACAATGGATTGATTGTCGTGAATGGGAAGCCTAAATATTTATCAGTCATCTGTATTGGTAGTATTTTTATTTCCGCAAATTGAATCTCAAATTTTAATTCATACGGTATGACAATCTTAGAACAAATTTTGGCAGGGCTGCAACAGAAGTTTACTGGGGTGGACACTGCTATCTTAACCCGAATCGCTACTAAAAAAGCAGAGGGTGTAACGGACGAGACAAAGGTAAACTCAATTGTTGAGGGTATCAGTTTTTCGGACGTGCTTAACTCCTATGGTGATTTCCGTGCCGGGGATGCTTCCAAGACCGCAGTTTCCAACTACGAGAAGAAACATAACCTTAAAGACG